CTCAATCGTGATGTAGCTGTCCAGCGAATAATGCACGTCCCATGTCTGCGCGGTTCGCACAAGGGTTTGCTGAATGTTCCGAATGTCCCCTGAGCGGCGGTCCCGATTCCGTCCGGTGACGATTGGCAGCGATACGTTCGCCTCTCGCGCAATGTCCCGCATGACGAGTTGGAGTGGTGACATTTCCAGCCCAATCACCAGCCCGCGCCGTCCCGCGTTCGCAAGATGCCCCGCCATCTGCATCGCAAGCAGAGTCTTCCCGCCGCCCTGCTTCCCGCCGATCAGGATGTATTCCCGGCGCGTCCCGCCGTCCATGAGTTCATCGAGCGCCTTGATCCCGGTCGTCACCGCCGGATCAATCTCCCCATCGCAATCAATCAGGCAGCGGTCCGTGTACTCCATGATGACGTCACGATGGGAAACGGATTTCGTTGTGTTGACGTCCGTCATGGCATTGTCGATCTGCCCCATCATCTGCTGCGCCTGCTGCCGCCAGTCGTCCGGCTTGGCATAGGCGACCGTCTCAATTTGGCCAGCCAGTCTCGCCACCGTCCGAAGCGTAGACGCATCTTTGACCGTCTCGCAGTAGGATTTCACCGCCGTGGGCAATTCCGCCGCCGTAAACGCCTCCAGCAGCTTCGCGGCCCCGCCCGCCATCTGCACCTTGTCCGGGTCGTCCAGAGCCACCATGAGGCTTGCAGGGTCCACCGGATGCCCTCCGCCGTGGCGCATCAGGATCAATTCAAACATGTACGCGGCGTGCATCGTCGCAAAGTCGGATGCGCGGAGCATGTCGGCGGCGATGGGAATTGCCTGATCGGGGCTCTGCATCATGCATGAAAGGACGGCGAAGTCTGCCTCTTCGCTGCCGGGTGGTTTTCGGGATATGTCTGGTGTCATGGTGTGTGGTAGGGTTTAGCGTTGGCGTTGGGAAACGTCCACAACCATTCGGTTCACGACGTCGTAGTTTTTCTTGTTGAGGAAATTGAAGGGCCGGGTGGCCGTGTGGACGAGTGCGGGGACGTGGCTTCCGTTTTTGGAAATGACCAGCACGTTGTACCAGTTGGTGAGGATGTCGTCCTTGTCCGCGTCCGGGATGAGGGGGAGGAGTTTCTTGAGCCCGGACTGGGTGCGTGACCAGTCGGCAGCGTCCATGCGGAGCTTCTCTCCCATGGCGGTATGGTAGACGTCCGCCAGCTTCTGGACGATGGGGGTTTGCCGCGGGTCGAGTTCTGTTTCGGGTTTCGGCTTCCGTTCCCTCTGCGGTTTCGGCTGGGGTGGGTCGATTGGAAAAAGAGAATCGGATTCCCCTGCATTCGCGGCAGCGGATGCGAGTGGATTGCTTACTTTGGTTGCTTCCTGATTGCTTACTGATTGCTTAGTGTCCCTGTGGGGGACTACTGAAGTCCCTGTGGGGGACTTGTGAAGTCCCTGTGGGGGACTACTGAAGTCCCTGCTGGGGACTACTGATGTTTCCGGTTCCTGCTTCTGATGTCCCTGTGGGGGACTTTCGGAGCGGTCAAGAACCGGGTGGACGACGTACCGATTTCCGCGCCTTGATCGAACCGCCGTCAAATGCCCACGCGCCTCAAGCTCGACCATCGCCCGCATCACCGACTTGCGCGAAAACTCCACGCGCCTCGCGATCAGGTCAATGGACGGAAAACACGCGCCGTCATTCCCGGCGATGTCCGCGAGGGCAACCAGCACCGCCTTGGAGATGCCGTTGTCGGTTCGCGCCCACCGGATGGCGTCGGATGAAAGCTGGAAACTCATGGGCGTAAAAAATCCTCACTCCCTGCCTCCGCGCTGAACCCCGGACATGTGACCGGACGCGGAGGAGGGGTGAGGTGATTCTTCATGTAATGCGAGGGGGTTCAGTTCCTCGGCGCTGCTGCGCTGGTTTACGGTATCGCGGGTGTTGCGTTTGTCAAATGTCGCACTCCTCCTCAATCCCCGCCAGCAACGGCACCTCCTCCCGGATGTTTCCGGCTGCGGCTTCCGCGCAATTCTTCACCGCTTGCAGAAAATACGCCCGCTTGAGTTCAACCCCGATGGCCCGCCGTCCGTTGAGGATTGCGCCGTAGGCTTCCGATCCCACCCCTAGAAACGGAGTCAGCACCGTCTCGCCGGGGTTTGACCGCAGCACCACCACCCGCTCAATCACGTCCAACTGCAACGGGTGAACGTGTTTCTCGTCCTCGGGGTCTTTGCAGTCCTTGTACGGCAGCACCCGGCCAATTCGCACGTCATCCCAGAAAGCGGATGCGTAGTTGCGCCATATCCAATGTGAGAACCTGTTTTCTGTCTGTTTTCCCGTGTGTCCTTTGTATTTCAGCAACTCGGCGGGCATCTGCTTTTCGCCAGCGTAGGAGTGAAGTCCGGTCGGATGTTCAACCGGCACCCTGTTCTGACCGTCGCGCCGGAACAAAAGGAGGTAATCAGCGGATGCCACGTCGCAAAGGCTGGAATCCTCGACTATGGTCTTGTGAGCCAGTCCCTTCGCCATGGTCCGCAGTCGCACCCCTAGCGGCTCCTTCCACACGCAATGCCTCGCGATGTACTTGAATCCCAGCCGCTCATGGAGTCGGATGATGTCACCTGGAAAATCCGTCAGGTGATTCCCGGCGTTTACGGAGCTAGGAATGTCCATGCAATGCACCGCCGTGATCCGTCCCGGCTTTGTGAGTCGCGCAATCTGGCTGACGACGAATTCGTAATGATTAAAAAACTCGTCGTAGCTCCCGCAGTTCGACAAGTCGCGCTCGTCACTGCTGTAGTTGTAAAGGCCGCAAAACGGCGGGCTGTAAATCGACAGGTCAACGCATTGATCCGGGAGGGTTGGCATGACTTGGCAACAGTCCCCGTTGTATAGGGCGTACTTGTCCGTGATGACTTGGCTAGTTATATCCATGATGGCAATTCGGTTTGTGGTGTTTGTGCTTTGTGTTTCCTGACTTCCAATTCCTGCCCCATGAGGGAGACAAGGCTTGAAAACATTTTCTCGGCGGCGTCCGCCTTGCGCTGAAGGTTCAGCATAACATCCCGCTCGCCCTCGCTGGTGATGATGTCAACGGTGACTGTTCGGGTTTGACCGAATCGCCATGAGCGGCGGATTGCCTGATACCATTGCTCGAAGGAGTGCGACGGAAAAAAGGTCTGGTGGTTGCAGTGCTGCCAGTTCAACCCAAACCCGGCAATCGTTGGTTTCGTCACCAGCACCTGAATCTGACCAGACTCAAACGCGGCGAATTTTTCCTCCTTCTCCTCGTCCGTGTCGCTTCCTGACACCTCAACCGCGCCGGGTGTCATTTTGGCGAGCATTGCGGACTCGCTGTTAAGATAGCACCATTGAACAGATGACTTTCCTTCATGCGCCGCCACGCACTCAGCGGCTTTCTCGCACCGCTCCTTAATCGTGCGGCTTCGCTCCTTGCGTTGCTCTTGTAGTCCGGCGGCGGGGAGTGAAAACAGAAACCCGTCAGCGGGTGACTCCGCCGCAACAACGTGCTGTTTCGTGATGAGTTCCGGGAGTGTCAGGTGATTGTCATCAAACCCAATGTCAGACGGGCGGCGGATTGCGCGGGACCACGAGCAAACCCAACGCCAGAAATCTCGCTCGGCATGTCCTCGGAATCGGTAAATGCCGGACCTGTTTTCATCCTTGCGGCTGATTGTCGCCTCCGACTTTTTGAAGAATTTCCCCAGCATGTCCATATATCCCATGTATCCCAGCGCCTCGGCAGACGTGCCCAATTCGATGAAGTCATTAGGCGCGGCTGTTGCAGTGCATAGAAGCCGGTATGGGTGTTTGCGCATGAAGTCCGTCACGTTCTTTTTCGTGACGCCATCGAAGTTTTTCAGGATGCTGGATTCATCGCAGACGGTGCCCGCAAAATCGGATGGATCAAACAAATGAATCCGCTCATAGTTCGCCACCACAACGCGAGCGCCGGAGTGATTGCCGTCCATCGACCGCACGGCATCAATCCCAAATTTTTCCGCTTCCTTGACCGTCTGGTGACCCACGGAAAGAGGAGTCAGGATGAGTACGGGTTTGTTGGTTTTCTGGACGACGTTTTGAGCAAACGCCAACTCCATGAGGGTCTTACCCATGCCGCAATCTGCAAAGATGGATGCACGGCCCTTCTTCGTCGCCCAGCCTATCAAGTGGCGCTGAAAGTCAAACGCCGCGTCCGGCATGAAAACCGGATCAAACCCGTGATCACCTCCGGTGTGGCTTTTCTGCGTGATGAATTCGTCGTATGTCATTTGTGTTTCGGTTATGCCTTGCGGCGAATGGTTGTGGTGCTATTTCGGGGGCATGTCAAGGGTTTTTTCTGAGGCCCACTTCACCAGCATCCCGGTTTTTTCAATGAGGTCGCGGCATTTGATCAGGCCGTTTTGGAAGTTGCGAGCGGCGGCGTGCAGGTCATCGTCGTCTTTGTTTTCTCGCGCAAGCTCGCCCATCTCGTCAATGCGTTGTCCGATGTGGTCTAGGCAGTATTCAAACGCTTCTTTGTATGTCATGGCTTGGCTATGTCAAGGTTCCGAGCGTGGTGGGCGATGAGGGCAGCATCGACCAGACCATCATGCACCGCCGTCCCCTTTGGGCATTTGGTAGGCCAAACCTGATCGGGCCATATTTCGCGAGCCCGCCTCAGCGCGGCGCGTTTCGTCTCGCCCTTGTCGAGGTTGCCAAGGACGGTGCGTTGCCATGAGTCGAGCGGGTTGCCGGAGCGGACGGTGGTGATG